CTCTGTGAACTCGCGGGCACAGCGACGGGCGATGCTCGGGTTGAGCGGCGCCATGGCCGTGCCGGTCCAGTAGAATGGGAGGGGCGGCGCTGTCATGGGCTCAGCCCGCCATCAGCAGGTTCTCGGGCTCCGGCTCCGGCATGTACAGCCGGCGAAGCTCGCGCTCTTTGGCGTCCAACTCGTTCAGAAACTCGACGACATCACGCTCCAGATCGGCGATCATCGTGGCGTCGCGCGGCACGCGGCGCACGAAAAGCTGCATCTCCGGCGGCATGCGCGGATCGAACGACACGAAGTCGCACCAGAGCCGTCCGGTGCAGGCCATCTGCCACTGCATCTGCGTGACGTATTTGCCGGGCACCGAACTGCCGAGAAGCGTCTCGATATGGGTGGCCGTGTTCGGGCATTTGATCTCGACAAGCCCGTCGTCACCGATCAGCCCATCCGGGCTCGCGCCGCTCATGCCGATGGTTGGATGCGGTACAAATCCGACTTCAACCGGGCTGGCGTCGGCATAGAAGGCGTACTCGTCACGCGCCTGTGGCTCGGCATCGATGCCATGCTGCATGGCGCTGGAGACGAAGCCCATTGCCGGTGCGCCGGACAGGCGCTCGGCGATCAGCTCGGCCATGTAGTTGGCGCGGCCGGCGCCCCATCCCGCCTTGGTGCGGGCGATGACATCGGCGACGCGCGATGCCGTGACCTTGCCGAGCCGGGCCTCATACCATTCCGGCGAGCGCTGGATGATGTCGTTCACGGCTGCGCCCTCCCGGCCTGCGCCTTCTTGGCGCGGAGCTTGCCGAGCGCGATGGGCAGGCGGTCGACCGTGATCTCGGCGAGCGCCGGCACTTTCATGAACTCGCAGAAGCGCTCGATATCCGTCCCGGTCTCATCGATCAGGCCTTGAATGGTCGCCATCTCGGCGGCATTGATCTGACGGCCGGCTTCGGATGACTTGCCGTCATCGTCCTGAGAGGCCGCGAGGCCGAGCGCGGCCTTGAGCGTATACCGCTGCAGGTAGGTGATCGTGCTGCCCACCTGCTGGATCATGTTCTTGTTGCCGCTGTCGTCGCGTCCGGCGGAGAGCGTGTTCTCCTCCGAATGCCCGTCGCGATGCGACACGACACAGGTCACGCAGACCGGCTCGTTCGGAACGCTGGTGGTGCGGAAGCGATAGGACAGTCCATGCTTGGCGAGGATCGGGTCGACCGTGCGGGCGATCTCGCCAAGATCCTCATGGCGGTAGTTCGTGCGGCCCTTCGACGACGTGAAGTCGACCGTCCGGTTCTTCACGATGACGGGGATCTCCGCCTTCGCCGCGGACATGGCTGCGTCGAACGCCTTGCGCGCCTGATTGGCGTCATTGCGCTCTTGCAGGGCCATCAGGCGCTCGATGATCTCAATGCTGGCGCCTGCCGACACGGCCCGGTCCAGAAGCGAGATCGGCGCCGGCGGCTGCCGCTCCTCATGGTCGATCGTCATGACGTTGGTCATGCTGCCATCCTCCGATTGATTTCGTGGTGCCTCGCCAAGCTGTTGGCGACGGTGGCCTCTGGCAGGCCGAGAATGTCGGCGATGTCGGCCGTGTTCTCGCCAGCACGCCAGAGCTCGACGGCGGCCCGCATCGTGGCGGGGACGGTGATGAAGCTCAGAGCCTCACGTGCGTGCATGCGAGGGGCGGCCATGGTCAGGCCATCCCCAAGGCTTGCTTGTAGAGGTCGAGCATAGCGTCTTCCTCGGCGGCCTCGGCTGGGTCGCGGCGGCGAAGGGCGACGATCTTCTTGAGCGTCTTGACCGAGTAGCCGTTGCCCTTGGCCTCCTGGTAGATCTCGGACTTGTCGCGGTTCAGGTCGGCGATCTCGCCTTCGACGCGCTCGACCCGCTCGACGATCGAGCGAAGCTGCGCGGCGGCGATGCCTTGAACGTCTGCGGAGCCGTCAGGCATCATCGCGCCCCCTTCGAGCGCGCCGCCTTAAGCTTCTCAACCAGCGCCTCAGCCTCAGCCACAAGGTCGCTATAAGCATCGGCATCTCCTCGGGCCGTCTCGACGGCCAATTCATGTTTCAGCGTGGCGAGTTGGCGCTCACATACGGACAGGTAGGCGGCCCGGATGCGCTGAAAGATGTCCACATCGATCGTCTTGGGCTTGCGGTACCGGAGGCTCCACAGCGTGGAGAAGCCGATGCCAGTGCGGGCCTCGATGCGCCGCATGGCATCTTCCGTATCGCCCGGCCCTCGGGCCTCGCGCAGCACCATGCGGTTGGCATAGTCACTGGCCATGTCGACGCTGGACATCTTCGTCTTTCTCAAAAGGCGGTTGCTGATCATTCAGGGCTCCATCGGGCAATCTCGGACTTGCGAGATACGAGTTGCCTTTGAAGCCCCGAAACGGGGGAGAACCAGATGAACCGTGATGACCGACCACCACCGAGAGGCCCACCAGGGCGACACATGGCGACAGATCGGGGAGGTAGCGGCTCGGATCGTGGGAGGGATTCACGACCCGAGCCGCCGGTCGCGCCAACGGGGAGGGACCGAAGGCAGCGAGGAAGAAAGGGCCGACGCGGCGCTTGAAGCGCACGGCGTCGGCAAGTGAGCCGCGCGCGGGAGGGAGCGCGGCCGGGTAGCTCATTTGCGCGTGACCTCGACGGTGCCGAACAGCAATGCGGCGAGGAACGCAAAGAAGATGAACGCGAGGACCGCGCCGATGAAGAACATCGGCACCCCCTAGACGACGACCGCCGGCGCCAACACCAGCCACCATGACCAGTCGATCTGGTCGGTGAGCTTGAGGCCGATGAAGAGGATCGTCAGCCCGATGGCGAACAGCGAGATGCCCCTCATTCCCGCGAAGCCTTCCCCACCCATGCGCGGACAGCGACGGGCGCCATGAACAGGCAGGCGACAGGGATCGCGATCATGAGAATGGTGCGAAGCTGTTCGGTGCTCATCTCGCCGACCGCTTGGGCCGCGATGATGCCGCCGAGGAACGTGGCGAGCAGACCGGCGATGACAGAGGGAGCCCAGCCCATCACTGCCCCCGCTTTCCGTCGCGGTAGCCGCTGTGAAGGGCGTTCGCGATCAGGCACAGGACGATGAGAACGGCGCCGATGTAGACCGCGTTGGCCTTCATCCAGTCGAACAGGTCGGCCTCATATGCGAGCCAGGCCAGAGCGCCGATCAGGGCCATGCCGAGCGCCGCGTAGCAGACGCCCCGCGGGCAGCCGAGGCCGTCGTCACTGATCGCATTGGCCATGCGGGCGTGGTCGTCGTCACCGCGGCCGGCGATCTCGTTGGCGTAGTTGTGCTCGAAGTGGTTCACGGGCGTACCTCCGGTTGGACCGTTTTGATGCCCCACAGCTCCGGCGGCGCCGACATGCCGTCGCGGCCGAGCTTGTCCGTCATGACGATGAAGGTCTCCGGCGGGAGCTTGTTGCGGACCCGCCAGTTCGACACCCGCGTCGCTGCCGACTCGGTCAAGGCCGCCACTTTCGATGTGCCGCCAAGAGCGTCGATGACTTCGTTCGCTGTGGTGAGTTGCTTGAGCATGCCCGGAGCATAATCCACGGCTTGTGGATTTGTCAAACGGGTAATCGGGTGAATAGATTGAAATGCCGTCATCCAAGAGAATGCGCGCCATGGATGAGAAGCGGCGGGCGGATACGGCGGCAGTGATCGGGAAGCGGCTGGACAGGCTGCGGAGGGCGCTGGGCTATGAAACGCAGTTGGCGTTTGCCATGGCTTCCGGGATGGAACCGACTGCGTTGAACAACAACATCCAGGGCCGCTCACGCATCTCTCTAGACGCAGCGGCGAAGCTCCGCTTGCGGTACGGCGTGACGTTCGACTGGATCTATCTCGGGATAGAGGCCGGGCTGCCTAGAACTCTCGCGGATGCGCTCGATAGCCAGCCCGGCGTTGATGACGTGTCCACCGTCTAGTCGACGGTCGGAAACGCGATGACCACTGGTCGCGCGGGGCGCGTCGGCTGGTCGTTCGAGCAGAACTTCACCAGCTCCTGCGCATAGGACAGGACGGCAGCCGCCTCCTGCGGATCGATTGGCAGCATTGCCACGATCTGGACGGCATGATGCCGCAATTCCTGCTCAGCCCGAATGGCGTCGGTCGTGTTCCCTCGATGCGAACCCATTTGCGTTATTCCCCATAGGCCTTTTTAGCTGGCTTGTCAGAGCGCCTCTAGCCTCATGGATGATACGCGCAAATCCGTGGTTGGTTGAGAGGGATTCTGATATCCACGGCATGTGGATTTATGCTTGCGGATATCCACGGCTCGTGTATTCTGCTCTCCATCGAACGCGGCGCACGCCGCTGATGGAGGACTGAGATGGAAGCCACGATCACCCTGCCCGGCAACGCCACGCAGTACCGCCTCGCGGAGATCGGCGCCAACTGGGCGAAGTCCCGGTTCGAGTACCTGAGCCCGGTGACCGGCGAGTGGCGCGTGGTCCGCAACTGGAACAACCGCGAGCGGCTGTTCAACCAGTTCATTGGCGTCGCCGCCTGATCCTCAACAACTACACGGGGCAGGCCGAACGCCGGCCTCCCCATCGAACGCGGCGCACGCCGCTGATGGAGGACTGAGATGGCCCGGCTGATCGAGAAAACCGCCAAGCCCGAAATCTGGCTGATCGACGGCGAGTATTGGGTATACGGCATCTGCCGCGATCCGCGCGTGGTTCAGTCCATCGGCATGGCTCGTGCCGTGGCGGCGTCGGCATGATCGACGCAGCCGTCTTCCTCTGTGACCTGACCGGCATCATGGCTGAGCCATGGGCCGAGGTCGGCGTCGAATGCTGGTGCGTCGATATTCAGCACAGCATCCGCCGTGACCGACAGGTGGAACACGGTCGTGGCGTCATCAACTACGTCTGGGGCGATGTCCGTTCATGGCGCCCGCCAGAGGGGCGGCGCTGGGTATTCGCCGCAGCCTTCACCCCGTGCACCAACGTCTCAGGCTCTGGCGCCCGCGACTTCGCCAAGAAGGGCGGTTACATGCTCCGGGACGCTCTGGAGATGTTCGAGGCCGGCCGACAGGTCTGCGCATGGTCCGGTGCTCCCTACTGCTGCGAGAACCCGGTCGGCGTGTTTTCCAGCGTGCCACACGTCGGCAAGCCGGACTTCTACTTCCATCCGCATCAGTTCACCGGGTGGTGCCCCGAGGACAACTACACGAAGCTGACGTGCCTGTGGACCGGCAATGGCTTCGTGATGCCGCCGGAGCGGAAAGACCCGTCGCTCGGTCCGCCCGACGACCGCATCCACAAGGCGCCGCCGACTGACGACAGGGCCAACATCCGCAGCGCGACGCCGCGCGGGTTCAGCCGGGCTGCGTTCGTGGCGAACTGTCTTGTAGCCCGGCAGCACATCGCCGCCTGACCCTTTCCACCGGGGCAGGCCGAACACCGGCCTCCCCCGCCGCCCTCTCCACTGATGGAGGACCGAAGTGATGGTGAAGCTGACGGCAAGCATAGACACTGGCGGCGGCTCGGTGATGGAAATCATCGATCCGCGATCATTCGCCGATGGCGGCCCCGAGTGGATCATGCGCTACGGAAATCCTGAGTCAGAGCGCTATACGATCGCCTCGCTACTGGCCAGCTACGACTATTTGCTGTCACACGCGATCCCCACGTCTGAGGCTATCCGCCGACTGCGCTTGATGCGAGCCGGCCGCGCCGCTCTCGCCGCTGCCTCCCCCACCAAGGATCAGCCATGAGCACAGCAGTCGAAGTCAAAGCCGGCGACGTGTTCGAGCGGGCGCATCCGTTCACATGGGTGGAAGAAGGCTCAGGGGAAAATGCATTTGAGCGTTGGCGGCCGGGGGCATGGAATATCGACAGCGCCGGAGAAGATGTCCTTACGTCGTGCACGGCTCTTGGCAAGGTAAAGTTCGTCGTCATTTCGACACACAGGCCACCAGGTTATCAGGAGCGGATTTTCTTTACGCGAGAGTTCACTACACCTGACGGCTCGCGCTATGCTCCTGCCCGCCTGATGAACTGCATCGCTCGCAAATTCAGGAAAGACGTTGCCGCGTTTCCTTTCGCGTTTGACGTGGAAGAGCCGAATTACGGAAATCCCCAGCCATGACGCGCGTCGACATCGATGAGGCGATCAGGCGGGCGGAACCTCACCAGAGCCTGCTGCCGCCAGAAGAGAACAAGTTCCACGTTGGGAACGGCGACGACGGCAAGCACTATTGGCTGACACCGCCGGCTCTCTACAGCGCGCTCGACGCCGAGTTCCACTTTGACTTCGACCCCTGCCCATTCCCGCTTCCGGCTGGCTTTGATGGACTGACCCGCGAATGGGGTGCGTCGAACTACGTGACCCCGCCGTTCGGTTCGATCTTGCACGAGGGCAAGAAGAAAGGCCCGACCGCGTGGGTGCGGAAGGCTATCGCCGAGCATCAGAAGGGCAAGACGGTCGTGCTGGTCTATCCGGTCGACAAGTGGCTGCTCATGCTATTGCACGCGATCTTGGGCGATCACGCAGAGGTGCGCAACCTCGGCGATGTCCGATGGCTCGCGACCGAAGACAGGTCTGTCGGCAAGGGGACTGGCCGGCACATCGCCTGTTTCATCCTCCGCGCCGCCAAGGCCCGCGGCGAAACCCACGTCGACGTTGAGGAGTAGGACGATGAGCACGCATCTCGCACAGACTGCCGACCTTGCCTTGGGTGTCATTGTTCGGCTCGCCTCGCAGGCCGAGATCCTCGGAACGCCAATGACGGCCGAAGACAAAGCTCGAGAGGCCGAAGCCTTCGCGCCGCTGCTGCGCGAGATGGCAGAGACGCTGGACCACATGTTGACCGGCATTGTCGGCGATGTCGACGATCATATCGGCGCAATGACGGACGCCGATCGCCGGCTGAGCCGGACGCTGATCACCGACGCCGTTGGCGACTATGTCGCGAGCGTGTTCGAGGATTACGCCAATGGCGTCTGGACCGGCGAACGGCCGAAGAGATGCCCCACCAGCACCAATGCCCGCCTGCATCGGCCCCGTGAAGTGGAGGCCGCGTAGGCCTGCCGACAATGGAGAGATGAGAGATGACGGCGATCGATGATGGCGGGCTGGCTAAGCACCGCGAGCCCCTAAAGGGCGAAGGCGAAGTCAAGATCGTTCGGCGCGTGAGAACTCGTGTCGAGTGCGAGCAGTGCGGCGAGCCGGCCGACTTCCGGTATACCTACCTGCTCCCAAATGCCAGGTCCAACCCAGCGTCGAAGGCCTATGGCAAAGACGACTGCTCGTGGTGTAGCGACGCAGAAACGTTCGGATGCCAGGCTTGCTACGGAGACCGCGAACCCCTGATGGAGGGGTATCGGTGGTGCTCCACCTTCACGGCTGGTCCGCGCTTCGCGCACATGTTTCTGGTCTGGCGCGAGACGGTCATCGGTGACGACGAAGCTTTCCTCGCCGCCCGCAAGCAGCCCGCCTGACACCCCCCCCGCCGATCGCGGGCAAGAGAGGAGAGGGATAGATGCCGACCGGATACACAGCCGACGTTGCTACTGGCAAGATCACCAGCCTGCGTGAGTTCGCCATGACGTGCGCTCGAGGGATGGGCGCTCTGGTCATGATGCGCGACGACCCGTCAGGCGCTGCGATCCCGGAGCGCTTCGAGCCGTCCGACTTTCAGAAGAAGGCGCTGGCGGAGGCCAAGGCCGAGTTGGCCAAGGTCCAGGCCATGAGCGCCGACGAAGCCACAGCAGCGGCCGAAGCTGAGTATGCGGCGGCGCTGGCTCGGCGCGAGGAACGCCTTCGCGAGGATGATGAGCGGACGGCTCGCTACGACGCCATGATCGCGAAGGTCGAAGCGTGGGCCGGCGCCCCGGAAGGCCTCAAGGAATTCATGCTCGACCAGCTCCGCCAGAGCAAAGATTTCGACTGCTACACGCCGGAAGCGCGCCTGAGATACATGCCGGAGCCGACATTGACGTCAGGCACGGAATGGAGGCACGCGCAAGAAATCGAGCTACTGCGCCGCGTCAGGTACTGCGCCGGCGAATGGGAAGCCGAGGTAGCCCGCGTTGAAGGTCGCAATGCCTGGATCGCGCAGCTCCGTGCCGCCCTCTCCCGTGCTGACGGAGGCACGCCATGAGCGCGCTGCTGAGCGATGAAGACTGGACCAAGGTCTCCGCTCTCGTGATGGCCGGGTTCGGCCGCGCTGCGGCG